CTGGCACTCAGATCAGCGGTGGCACAATCACCGGCAAAGAGCAGAACGCTCAACTCACTGGACTCAACTGGGTTCAAGAGGCTGAGGAGATGCTCAGAACTGACCCCATCGTCAGACGCTCGTGGCACATGCTCAGGCAGACCCTGCTTTCTGCCTCTTGGCGCTTCGTGTCAGGGATTGAGAATGATCCAGTAGCTGAGGAGCTCGCGCGCTTTGCAAATGAGTGTTGGGGCTTCGATGGCTATGCCGGCCAGATGTCTATATCTTGGGAAGATCAACTAGCCTACCTCTTTGAGTTCGTCCCGCTCGGCTACAGATACGCCGAAGAGATCTATAAGGTATGCCCTGACTCAGAGGGTAACGTCAGAGTCTGGCTCAGTCATTACGCCGACCGAGAGCCAAGCGCTCATCAGAAGTGGTTGAGCCGAGACGCTCAGCAGCTCGACGGTGTGATCCAGAACACAGTGGGGATCACCTACACCCCTGAGCCGATACCTGCCAATAAGCTCCTCTTGCTCACCCTCAATAAGACAGGTAGCAACTTCGAGGGCGTGGGGATGCTTCGGCCTGTTTGGTGGTGGTGGCGCACTAAGCAGAGGGTGTCTAATCTCATGTGTGTTGGTCTCGACCGTTGGGCGGTGCCTACTCCTAAAGTGGTGGTTGACCGCGCGAGCGCTGAGAGTATCGGCCTGAGTGATGGTGACATTGACGCCATGATCAACGACGCAGAGGCTCAGGCTCAGGCGTTCGTCTCGGCAGAACAGAGCTACCTCGTTGAGAATCCTGCTGTTAAGTTTGAGACGTATGTGGCCACACCCAACGTCTACGCAGATGGACCCATCAACATCATCACTAAGTGCGATTCACAGATAGCCGCTGCCTTCCTCTCGCAGTTCGCCGACCTCGGCAACACTGAGACGGGCGCTCGATCTGTTGGTGAGATACATCATATGGTATTTAGGCGCGCGGCTATCAATCTATGTGATGTGATCGCCTCGGCTGTAAGTGGTGTTGACCGTCGAGGAGCTGGAACCATCGGACGCTTGATCCGTTGGAACTATGGATCAGTCGATCCATCGAAGTTACCCAAGCTGACTCACTCAGGGCTTGATACTGATGAGCTCGCTGAGTCACTCGGCGCTCTCCCTGGTCTGGTACAAGCAGGCCTTATTACTCCTGATGATGAGCTAGAGCGAGCTATCAGAGATCGACTTGGCGCGGGTGATCTACCTGAGGACGCCGAGCGCTCACCGCTCTCTAGAATCTCCTCAGTCGGTGCGGGTGGTGGTGTATCAGCTCTCACTGAGCAGCTCATCAGGAGGCGTCGAGATGGTAAAGCGTAAGCGCACCAAAGCACAGACGCCAGCACCCCCAAAGGATAGGCGCAAAGGTAGCGCCACGAATCCCAAGGGCTCAGCTAGTGGCGCTCGTGGTGGTATCGAGATCGGCGAGCAAGCCACCAAAGCTCTTGAGAACATGCGCGACACCCATAACGCTAGATTCACCAAGGCCTCACGACGTGTTGACCTCGGCACCCTCAAAGCTGTGTTTAGACGTGGCGCGGGTGCTTTCAGTGTTAGCCATCGACCGGGGATGACTCGGAATGGTTGGGCGCTTGCTCGCGTCAAAACCTTCCTAAAGTTGGTCGCTACAGGTCAGCGCAAGAAGGCTTACACGAGCGATCTAGACTTATTGCCTAAAGGTCACCCCCAACGACGAGAGGCAGAGGCCAAGGCCGAGCTCCTTAACATCCCTGATAAGTATAGTCACATTGACTTCACCCCACCTCAGGGCGTCAGAGACGCGGCTGAGCGAGCGCTTGAGGTTAGGGCTGATAAGCCAGAGAGTCAGCGCGGGATGACTGCTGTGGGGATCGCTAGAGCTCGTGACCTCAAAGCAGGTAAGCAGCTCTCACCCGATACCGTCAAAAGGATGCTCGCCTACTTCACCCGCCATGAGGTCGATAAAGAAGGTTCCACGTGGAACACTCAGGGCAAGGGCTGGCAGGCGTGGCATGGCTGGGGCGGTGATGCAGGTTACGCTTGGGCTAGAAAGGTAGTTCGACAGATGGACTCAGCAGATAATAAAGCTCAATCACTCAGGGCCTATGGTGAAGCTATCCAGCTCTCAGAGGCTCCCAGCTATGATGTACCTGATGGGCTCACCATCGGTCGACCATTTAAGACGCTCTCTCTTGGTCAAGTCTCCTCGCGTATGAGCGGTGAGGCTATTGGTAAAGAGATAGATGTAGACATGCTGCGTGAGATGATGCGCGTCTACTCAGAGCGCAAGTCAGCAGATCCAGTGATCATTGACTGGCAACATGCAACCTCACCTTTTAACGGTGGCCCCCCTGCACCTCCTGAGAGTGGCAATGCACTAGGGCTCATCGTTGATCTAGAGCTCAGAGAGGATGGCCTCTACGCTGTACCTGCCTACAACGAGCGCGGCCTTAAGGTCGTCTCTGAGGCGGGTGGGGTGCTGTGGTCTAGTCCTGAGTTCATCACTGGTGATGTATTCGACCGTAGCGGAGGCGAGCAGATCGGATCGGCTCAACTCCTCGCGATCACCCTTACTCCTCGGCCGGCGCAGTCTCACGACAAGATCGACCGAGTAACCCTAAACGAAAGGCTAGAAGAGATGGATAATCTCGATTCTATGTCAGTTGAGGAGCTCCGCGCCATGCTCGCCGCCAAGGATGAGATGGTCAAGGAGCTCGAAGCTCGCATCAAAGAAATGAAAGAAGACGCTGAGGCTAACATCACAGCTGAGAAGTCTGATGACGACAAGGCTGAGATGGCCGAGAAGTCAGAAGACGACAAGGCTGAGATGAAGGCTGAGGACGAAGACAAAGAGAAGAAGATGGGCTATCAGAAGATGAGTGAGAGCGTCGAGGCTGACGTTAACCTCCTCTCTGAGGTCGCTCTACTTCGCGAGTCACTCGCAGAGCTCACCGCTGAGCGTGACGCTATCAAGCGTGACCAAGCAGTGAGCAACCTTCTCAATGAGGGCAAGATCAGCCCTGCTGAGCAGACTGTCGCAGGCAAGGCTTGGGATCTCCGAGACGCTCAGCCTGAGTTTTGGCAGATGTTCTCTGAGCGTGCCACCTCTTCAGCTGTACCTCTTCAGGAGGTCGGACACGGCGCGAGCGGTGAGGAGATCAGCCGCCAAAGCCTCAATGATGCAGTGCTCGCTCTTAAGAAAGAGAAGAGCGTGACCTATAGCGAGGCGCTCGACATGTTCCGCGCTGAGAACCCAGACTACTACACCAAGGCCTTTGGAGTTTAATCATGGCTAATACTGATAACTTCGTATCGTTCGTGGCGGCTGAGGCCATCACAGAGTTTGCTGCTGTCTCTGTTGATAGCGCTGGCAAGATCGTCATCACCGACGCTTCAACTGATGAGGCTTGCGTTGGCATCGCTCAGCGCGCTTGCTCAGCAGGTGACGCAGTAGATGTGGCCGTTGGTGGCATCTCACGCGCTATCGCTGGCGCTGCCATCGCTCCTGAGACTACATCTCTTCTCATGGCAGAGGCTAACGGTAACCTCATCCCTCTCGTTAAGGGGTCTGGCAACTTCAGCATCGCTCGCATCCTGCCTAACATCAACCATCACTCTCCTGCAGATGGCGATCAGATCAAGGTCGTGTTTACAGGTCCGAGCAACTACGAGGCTTAAGGAGTAGTTAAACATGGCTAGTTCATACAGTAATTTGCATCCAGTCGATCAGATCCTAACTAACCTCGTCGTCGAGGCGGTCCCATCTGATAACCAACTCATCGCTGATCAGGTCTTTGAGAGCATCAAGGTTCCTGAGCGCTCAGGCACGATCCTCCTCGAGGAGACTCGTAACTTCATGGGCGCTGGCGCAGGTCTCGACCTTGAGCGCGCTCCAGGGAGCTCACGCGCTTCTATCGGCGGCTTCGACCGTTCAAGCCAAACCTTCAAGGCTCTCATCTACGCGGCGCAGGATTCCATCGCCATGGAGGACATCTTCGACTCTCAGTATCCAGGGAGCGAAGAGGCTAGAGTCGCAAAGAAGGTGAGTCGCGTGATGAAGCTCGCTAAGGAGAAGCGCGCCGCAGATCTGCTCTTTGACGCTACAACCAACTTCGCGAGCTACACTGCCACCCCTGGGACTAAGTTTGACGCGACCGGTGCTGAGCCTCTCACCTACCTCCATGAGACCAAGGATACTGTCTACAGTAACGCCCATGGGATCAACCCAGACACCCTGATCTTAGGTCGTGACGTGTTCCGAGCGCTCGCTCGTAATCCTGAGATTCGTGGCTATGTCGGCAACAGTGGTCAGGGCATCGCTGCAGGCAACCGAATCCTTAACGATGAGGCAGTAGTCGCGGTCCTTCGTGACGTGCTTGGCATCCCTAACATTCATGTGGGCGCAGCTCGTCAAGATACCGCAGTACCTGGCGCGACATCTAGCGAGGGCTACATCTGGGACGGTGAGAGCATCTTTATGGGTATTCTTCGCGGTTCAGACGCTATCGTCCAAAAGAGCGGCAATGTTAAGGGGATGCCTACAGCAGCCCTCAATCTTGAGTTCGGTGGTATGATCGCTGGCCAATATGACAGCCTCGACAAGACTAGGCGTTATGTCTACGCCGAGGAGGTTCATAACTTCAAGCTCATCGACGCGTCACTCGGCTACGTCATCACTGACTGCTTGACCTAAGAGTGAGCTGAATGATTGAGTCAGGCCACATCCATCTCTCCGAAGATGCCGATAAGCTCGCCATCGATGATCTGTCTAGGCAGGTCAAAGGGGAGCGCGGTCCAGTGGCCTCACTCATCAGAGCACGACGCGACCAACTCAGAGCAGAGGTCGAGGCTGAGCGTAGCTTCGGCATCGCTCTGAGGAAGGCGCGTAAAGAGCTGATGACGCTCATCACGATGGCTTCTGTCACTGATGATCCTCAACTGCTCTTAAGCTTCGACGATGATCAACTGTTGAACTTCATCCTTAGGGGTGGCTTAGGTTTAGCGGTCGCCGACTTCGTTGAGCATTCATCTCGTATTAGATCTACGATTGAGAAATCGTTTGAGGTGGTCGGCGTAGACTTCTCACCTCAGGCAATGCCTCAACTAGATCTGATCCAAGCTCAGGCCGCCTCAGACGTATTTGAGAGCGTGATCGTTCCTGACTTTCAGAAGGCTATCAGGTCTTCACTAAGATCTATGACTTTGGCGATACCTGCCGAGATCATTAAGAGCGACCTAGAGACTCAGCTTGAGCGCGCTGAGGGTCGGCAACTCACCGAGATTAAAACACAGATCTCTGAATATGGCCGATCAATCACAGCTGTAGCAGCTGCAGACGCTGGCCTTGATCACTACCTTTACACAGGCCCTAAGGATGGGATCACTAGACCCTTTTGCCGAGCGCTGATCAACCTCGTGGTCGATGAGAAGCAGATGAGCAAGCTAGACAACAACCAGGGGAAGCCTGTGAAGATTGCTTGTGGTGGGTATAACTGCCGACATAGCTGGAGCCCAGTTACTGAGAGCTTCATAGAGGCGGCAGGTTTAACGCCAGCCAAGGCAAGCGACATCAGCAAAGCTAACAGAGGAGCCAAGGGATGAGAAAAGCAGTCAAGGGCCAAGTCCATCACTTTGTGTGGGACCCTCCGCAGCCATACTCAGGCTCACCTACTTTAACCGTAGGCTTTAGCGCTCCTCTCACTGATGAGCTATTCACTCAGTCTAGAGCTGATGTGACTGTGACAGCTGTGGCCAATGATCGGCGCACACTCACTCTAAGCGCGAGCGTTGCGACCCAGCTACAGCGAGATGAGGTCAAGGCGTTCCTGAAGACCACGCGTGATACTTATTACGCTGTCAAGGTCTCGCGGATCGGTGGCACTACAGCAGTCCTAGCTGAACCTCTACCTAGAGAGCTTGACCTCACAGCGGCGGCGACGCTCAACTTCTCGATGAGCTATGTAGACATCAGCGCCGTTAAGACTGCGACCGCTGGCGTGTTCCCTTATACGATCTCGTATGAGGATAACGTAGGTGGTCAGCATGTTGAGACTGGCCTGTTGAAGGTCACCCCTCGACCGTTCGACACTGGTCTAGATCATGATGAGCTCGTTGGTCGATTCGCCAACTTGGCTGATATGGTGCCACGTCGTCAAGCCGACTTTGAACCGCAGATCAGCGCCGCGCTCGATGAGATCATCCTCGTCATCAGAGATCATGTGATCGCCGATGGCGTGACAGAGGATGAGGTATTTAATCAACAGTCCTTTAGGAGCGCTCACGCATACTGCGCAGCTGCTAGCGTCTATGAGATGAATATGCAGTTCGACGCCGCCACCCAAATGAGAGAGCGCTGTAAGGAGCTCCTCGACGTGGCGCTTAGATCCATCACCCTAGACCTAGATGGGGATGGGATAGTGGATGAGGGTGAGGAGAACCTCAGGCGTAGTGGTGGTAGCTCTACCGACTTCAGAGCATCATGGCGCTCATACAATAAGACTGAGGCCGATAGCTTCTTCACCCCAGTAAGAGGTATGAAACACTGATGGCGGCGCGAGTAAAATTAGATCTTCCTGAGTCGCTTTGGAGCGCTAGAGATTCCGCAGGTCTGGCGGCCAACACTTTGGCCTCTATTAAGTTGCGCACCTCTAAAGGCAAAGATGCAGATGATAGATCATTTAAACCTTACTCCACGAACCCTCTTTATGTGGCTAAGCGTGGCGCTCGTCTCGCTCCTAAGGGCGGTCGTCCAACAAGAGACGGAAGTGGCATCTTTTATGAGGGCGGATACCGTCAGTATAAAGAGGAGAGCAGGCGCAGAGGTGGCGCGGGGGATAGCGCTGAGGTTGATCTAGTCTTAAGCGGTAATATGATTAATAATCTAGTGGTCTTGAGCTCTAGCGTTGATCACTTCACTATTGGACTCACTGATAAAGCTCAATATGGATATGCGGTGAACGAGATTAGAGAGTTCTTAGGGTTGTCTGATCGAGATGTAGATATACTAGTTAGAGCCATAGAGCTAGAGATTAGGAGCAAGATCAGATGAGTCAAGGCATCTTCAGCGCGCTCACATATCTAGAGGATCAGCTAGAGGCCACCACACCTAAGAGCGATCTGCATCATGGCTTTGTGGCTCACGCTCGAGCTAATGGCTCAGTTACTCCGCTCGAGGAGCGCTTTAACTCAACGCGCTACTTTCAGCTAGATGTGGCCGAGATGCCTAGTGACGATGGCGCTGCAGGTCTCAGCGGTCGGCGTCGAGCGCTCATCAACCTCAGAGTCAGGTATGATATCCCCCATGATGTGACCTACCTTTCAAGGCTCATGGCTGAGGATGCTGAGCAGCTGCTAGTTACCCTCAAGGGGCCTAACTATTCACTCAACACTACAGGGATCGTCTCAGTCATACCTGAGACCCCATCATCTGAGCCCCTCAACCTCGGTGAGCAGGGTGTCTACATCCTGACCATCCCCTTTACTCTCTTGTATTTGGAGGCATAACATGGCGGTAACACATCGCTCTCTATCGGTGGTTGTAGAGACCACATTTGGATCAATCGATCCCTCGACTGGTTTACCTGACAAAACCCTCTCTTACGTCTCGATTCCCTGCGAGCGTGACCCCATCATCATCCCTGGTGAGCCTGTCGTCTCTGAGCGCAACGATGCTCGTGACGGTAACTACATGTTACCCCCTGAGCCAGACACTGTTTATTCAAGCGGCTCTCGTGTTCGTCGTCGCACTGGTCAAGTTGTGTGTCGAGTCGATCTCACGACTGTTGGCAGCTCTGCCGATACATACGCCGCTAACTACCTCGGCTATCTCCTCGGCGCTGGTCTTAAGACTAAGGTGCCATCAGTGTTGGCTGACAGCGTGACAGCGGTGGACGCGAACACTTATACACCCACCGCAGGCTCAGAACCTGCTGAGGCCGATGTAGGAACGCTGATCTCTACTTCTCTCAGTGGTCGCGCCGAGTACAGCGCCATCACTGACAACGCAGACGCTTCATCAGATGTCACCATCTCACCTGCTTTCTCAGCGAGCTCCTACAGCTCAGTGAGAGGGCTTCAGACTTGGTATATCCCAGGGCGCACCAACACAGGTGAGCGTGAGCACTCTCTTAGCTTCCGAATCGATGGCGTTAACTTCCGAAGCTTTGCTTTTGGCTGTGTGTTGGAGAGCATGAATATCACTCTCGACAATGGCCGTCTGATGGCTGAACTCACCTATCAAGCGGCGCTCATCCAAGATGACCACGGTAACGCAGTCGGGCCGATTGAGCCGACGTACAACAGCGGCGCACCAGCGTTCTTTCGTGGCGCTTATGTGGTGGCGTCGAGCACTTCACCCACCTCACTCACCAACGCGAGCACAGGTGACACTCTTGGGCGCTTGGCGCTCGACGCTGAAGATTTCAGCCTCACACTCACTAACACCCTGACGCCTATGGGCCACAGCAATAGCATCTTGGCCATGAGTGACATGGAGATTAGTGACGTTGTGGTTGAGCTCAGCCTCACCCTCTCGACCGTCAACACGACGATCAAAGACGATTTCTTTAATCGCACCGTTCGTCAGATCCTCGTTGGCACTGGTCCACAAGGTGACGGGCTCGGCTGTGCAATCATGCTACCTGCTGCACAGCTCACCGTTGACCCCAACGCTTATGACGTGTCAGGCAACGACATCGTGAGGCAACAGCTCACCTATCAGCAGTCACGCTTCGGCGGTGATGTTGTAGAGACCAACGCTGCCAACTCACCATTCCGACTAGGACTAGGTATCTAATATGGCTCTCTCATTCCTCACTAGCTCAGAGCAGACTCAAGAGGTGGTTGTCACCTGTGACCCTGAAGTGACCGCTTCAGCAGAGCAACGCTCAGCCTATCTTGAATCAGGTGATCTATCGGCGCTCGATTCGGTCGGTGAGGCGACACGCTTTACTATCAAAGCGCTCTCACCCTCTGAGCGTGAGGATGCAGAGGCCAGAGCAGGGGCGTTGACTCGCTCTGAGCTTGGCCGCCTCTTATGGACTGAGGCACCGACCGCAGAGCGCGAGCGCGCCGAGTGGCATCATGCTCTCACCGATGATGAGAGATCAGCTATGGCTGATTATCAGGCTTATCTCAATCGAGTCTATAAAGAGATGATCAATAGTTCTCTGATCCTCATCGATGGTGTAGGGACAGACGCCGAGCAGCTCGAGCTGATCAGACCTGAGGCTCACAGGATTCAGACAGTCAGTGAGCTCGTGATGCACATCCAGCGAATCAGCCTCTTAGGTGTTGAGGGAAAATAGCGCTTGCGGCCTCAGTGTGGCTGAGCCATAGCGGGGGCCGCGCTTGGGATTGTGCCCAATGCAGATCGAAGCCACAGCTAAGAGCTCAGCGCGGCAACTGTGGTGGCTCATTTCAGCAAGGTCTACCTATGGCTCAGCGTGATGAGCGTGGTCTGTTTGTGCCTGGCTACCGAGTAGCGCCAGACTGTGGCGAGGACTTCAGCGACCTAGAAATCAGGTCATGTCCTGTGGCAGGAGCCAACAAGATGGCCCCTATCATCAACGCTTATAATAGGCATAGAGCAGGGTTATTTAACCTCAGTCTATCTTACCCATCTCCATCATGTGCAGTGGTCGAGGCCATGGATATCTTGCATAATAACAGAGAGTCAGCAAACTATAGAGCTCAGCTGCGCGCCATGAAAGAGGCCCATCATGACTAACAGAAGAATAGATATAGAGATTAACCTCATAGGAGGCAGAAAAGCAGAGGAGGGCCTCAAGAGGATTGAGCTTGCAGGGGGTCGAGTAGGTGAGTCTTTTGGAGGTGTCTCTGATGCAGTTAAGAAGTCAGGAGCGGAGGTCAAGAAAGAGTTTACTGCCGTAGGTGAATCAAGCTCAGGCGTCTCTAAGCAGGTTGGCCAAATGGCGAAAAGCACAGAGCTGTCTTTAGGTATGATGGCGGCCTCCATCGGTGCAGTTATAACCTCTTTCATGGGGCTCTATAATGCGCTGAGAAAGTACAACAAAGAGGTGATAGCGGCTGAAATAGCGGCTGAGGCTTACAAGGCCAGTCTTTCAGAGATGACTCAAATCATCGAGCAGCTCTCAGACGCTGAGGTCACTCTTACACAAAAACAAGTCAGGAGACTGAGAGAGTTATCAAGAGCATCACAGGAGCCCATTGAGGCCGCTGAATATATGCTTGAGCTTAATAAAGATAGAATCAGGAGTCTCACTGAGATTAATTTTGAGATCAAGAGAGGCCGAGAGTTACAAGCTCATTATGATCGAGGCGAAGAGGAAAGCATGGCCCAAATGAGCGAGAGAGCTCGGCTTACTGGGGCAATGCTTCAGATGCGTCTTGACATGGCTAGAGGCTTAAGAAATCAAATCCTTGCTGTAGAAGAAGAGGCAGCCAAGCTCCAATTTGAAGGAGCCAAAGCACGAAAGAAGCTAGAGCAAGAACGGCTAGCCCTGTTAAAAGAATCTCCAAAGAAGCGGCGAGAGATACAACAGAAGGAAGCCGCCTTGATTCAACAGGCAGTTTTAGCAGAGGCTGAAGCTCAAAAAGGATCTTTAGAGGCTCAACAGAGAGCGGCGATATTTGCAACAGAGAAGAGGCTGAGAGAGATCAGAGCTATGACTGATATCTCAGCTGGAGCCAAAGCAATTGCAGAGGAGGCAGAACAGACAAAGCTGAACGCGACTCTTCTCCGTTTAGAGAAAGAGCAACAAGCAAAGCTCAAAGCAAAAAGAGAGAAGGCGGCTCAAGAGAGACGTGCTCGAGCTCAGCGTGAGGAAGCTGAAAGGCGTAGAGCTCTCATGGAGGCTTATCAGCTGAGACTCTTAGAGATTGAGCAGATCAGGATCAATGGCGCAGAAGCTGAAGAGATACTAGAGCTCAGACTAGAGGCTGAGCTCAAGCTAGTAGAGGATAACGCCACTAGGCGCCAAATGGTCAATATTAAATATGAGAATGAGCGCTTGAAACTACAGCAGGATAAAGACGCCAAGGCTGAGGCCGAGCGTCAGCGATTAGAGGATCATCGACGTAGCTTCCTTTTAGAATCTCAAGCTTTTGATATCTCGATGATGGAAGAGGGCCAAGATAAAGAGCTCAACCTCTTAGAGCTGAAGTATCAACGCCAGCGAGAGATGAAGGAGCGCTCAGAGGAGGAGCTCACCGAGCTCAGCCGTCGCTACAATATTGAGCGCGCCGCCATCGTTGAGAAGTATGAAGGCCAAGCGATGAAGGCTGTCTTAGATTCCTTCATGGTGCTAGGTGAGCGGCTCCGAGATCAGACAGGCTCACTAATATTCAAACAGCTCACCGACGAATCGAGCGAAGAGTCACGACGACAACTTGAGCAGACATATAGAGAGGACGTGCGAAGGGCCAAGGAGAGCGCGGCTGAGGTTGAAGGCTCATATAAAGAGCGGGTGGCTGCAGTAGACAAGGCCAATAAAGAGATCAATGATCTTACTAGGACCTATCAAGAGGAGCGCCAGAAGATCAGCGAGCAGGAGAAATCTCAGCTTCCCAACGCTATAGGTCAAGTTTTGTTAGCTCTTGGAGAGCAGGCCGCGGTTGAGTCTCTCATGTTTGCAGCCAAGGCTGTGGCGGCTGGCTTCGCTGGCTCTGCAAAGCTAGCGGCTGGCTACGGTAAAGCATCTCTAATCATGGCGGGTGCTGCTGTCACTGCTGGTATCACTGGTAAGAGCTTGACCTCAAGCGGCGGCGGTGGCGGTGGTGGTGGCGGCGGGGGTGTCTCTCCGCTCGGTACTCCTCAGATCGCTCCTGAGCCAGAGCGAGAACAGGCCGAGTCCTCACAGATGACCTTTAATATCAACTTCGGTGGCGCTGTCATCTATGACACCAAGCAAGCCGCCGAGCTCGCACTTGCTGATCGGATCACCAACCTACAAAACACCAACAGGCGCGGCGCGCCGAGGAGACGCTTCTAATGCCTTTAAATAATCCTGCTCCTCAGTTTGGTCTACTTACTGAATACGACATGAGAGCCTATGCAGGGGTTGAGGTCTTCAGCCGCTCTGGTGGGTCTGCTGTGAGCCTCCAAAACTATGGCACCTCACCGGCGGGTGATGGGATCTATGAAGACCTGCTTTTCTTCCTCAACGGTCGAGCATCGCCAGCTGATCAGATGTGGCAAGGTCAAGCAGACAGCGTGAATACCTTCGGCACTTCGTGGACAATCACAATCAACGAAGATGATAAGGTAACTGTCTCCTCAGATGCTGACTTCGAGATTCGATCTACAGGCACAGTTGACGCGCTTGGCTTTGGCTCTGTCGCTGTCGGCGCTTCGCTAGTCGGCTCTGACTATGTGGCCACCGCCCCTAATGACTGGACAAGAGGCTCTCTAGATCTTGCCGATGTGACATATAGAGTAGATGAGGTCGGCGGCTCCAACACGTTCAACTTTCCCTCTGTTGATGTCCACATGCAAGATGTGACTGTGGGGATGAGGGATGAGGCAACAGTCACAGATGCGGACGTGTTCACAGGCCTCAAGAGCTTAGACATACAGGACCGAAGCGCAAACACTGGATATTTTATCTCATGGTTCATCGATGACACGGGGCGCGTGAACTGCTCATATGTGAGCGGAGCAGGAGACATCTCATGGAGCTCCACAGAGATCAGAAACCTGCTAGGATTCACGGGTGATGAGACGCCAACAGGCACCACTCACAAACTGCTCACCGCGACCTACAAGGCTTCAGGGGTGCTCATCCCATCTCGACCATATCAGAGCCACCATCTCAGAGGTGAGAACGTGGCACAGGCGCGGCGCTTGATTGGTGGCGGTTATGTCAGCAACCACATAGGGACTTATGTGACCTCAGTGTTGAGATTCGACCTCGATGCCTTGCTCGATTCCTCAGACGATTATCGCCATTTCACTGATCGATGGGTTCCCTTCTGCTCACCAGGGGAGCGGGTGAACTTCTATCAAGGGTGGGGTGATTCACGTCGAGCGCTGCCTAGTGCGTCGGTTAACAGCTCACAGCCAGCCTATGACACCCTTTATACTTCAGAGGACAATGGCGAGTATGGCAGGGTGAGAGGGTCACTCACCACAGAGAGCTTTGACCTGATCTACCCCGGTCGGCTTAAGAGGCGTGTACCTGTGACGATGGAGATTGAGCACCTATGAGTAACTCATTCACATCGCCGCCGGTCCTCGTAGACCCTGCTCGCCTCACGTCAGGGCTGACCATCAGGAGCCAAGAGGCTCAGCGTCTAGCCGACATGCAAAACTACAGCTTCGCTTATGGTGGGTCTGGTGATGTCCTGAATCAAGCGTGGGATGCTGAAGTCTTTGAGTTCACGACGACTAGCCTTACTGATGTCTGTGAGTGGTACATCCCTCACCCATCAGAAGAACATGTAGAGTTCAAGCTCAGGCTCTCATCGTTCTCAACCGTGTCAGGATCAACCGCCAGAGTCTCTGTCAACTTCCCCCTATCAGGTGGCACATATCGGACCACTGTGACGATCACTGACAGCTCACGCTTTAACTCAGTCTTTGATGTGATCACAGTGCCGATCTCGGCGGTTGAGGATGAGCTTTACGCTATCGTCACTCTCAGCCTCCAAGCTGCCTCAGGTGCTACGATAGAGGTGAGCGCTGTGCAGGGGAGCTGGTCACCGCTCACATCTCCACTAGCGTCTAGGGCGCTCGACCAATACGGAGAAGAAGTGATCCCACAAGGTCAGAGCCGTCTAGGTGTTGACCTGCCTCTCTCCTCTCGCTTTGGCGTCGAGACGCTCAACAACATCACCCAAATGAGGAAGAGGCCGCGCACGCTTCTAAACTGGTCGGGAGTGTTCACGAGCTCCTCAAGCCCTGCCAAGGGTCTAGGCTCTACAGATCCTCAGATACTCTTCTCTGATGTAGCGCTCAGCGCAGGGCTTAATTTGATAGGGCTGAATATAGTTGTCTTTATCAATACTGAGAATGTCGGCGTCAATCCTCTGCTTGTTGATGTGTTTGGCTACCGTCTCAGCCTGCCTCTTAATGGCTGGAACGTCATAAGCGTAGACCTTAGAGAGCCTGAGCTAGTCGAGCGCTCTAATGACTTCAGGCTCTCCATGCATAGAGTGGGCTTGATGGACACCCCAAATAATGCTGATGTATTACTCAGCGCTTCTAACCTGATCACCGCTAATCCACCTTATATTAAGGGGATCGCGATTCTGGGGGTCTGATGCTCATACCTACAACCATGCAACGTCTACCCAGTGAGACCGGCTGTTATAATGGGGTGCTCTTGTTTGGTGGCGCAGTCTCTCAGATGGCCTCAGCGCTCGCTCAACTCACTCGCGTTAAGTTCTTGGGTGAGGCTCACTACTATAATGGTCGTGATGTGCTCGCTCCTCGAGGTGGACGAACTAGGCTTGTTGACCCTAACGATCTCAAAGGGTTGACGACAACAAGCTACCTCTATCAGAGCACGCCGATGAGCTCACATCTCGGTGTTATCATTCAATATGCAGCGGCTAACTTCGCGCCATCACTCCCAGTGTCTATAGAGCTTAAGCTCAGAGACACAGCTGGCAACAGCTACACAGGCACAGTGTTGGATGTAGGTTGTAAGTTTACAGAGGTTGACCTAGAAGCAGGTTGGAACGTGGCGCTTACTGCGTTCACAGGCACTGAGCTCATTAGCGCACCAAGCAACGTCACCCCCGATCCACCAAGGTCTCTCTTTGTGCCATCAGCTAATAGAGGTCAGGTGCTCAACCTGGAAGTCACGACGACTCTAGCGCTGATCCTTGGCGTTCACATCTATGACCTACTAGACCCAGAGGTGACCCCATGAGCATAACGAGTCAACATGGTCGTCGAGTGTTTGCCCTTGAGGTCGCGGGGTTGCCTCAGCGCTATCACAGCCACCCACCTCCATCATCGAGCAACCTAGACGCCAACATCACAACAGGCATCGCTTATACTGATGTGGAGTCAATCGTAGCAGTGGGCTCATTTAGCGCGTCAATTGATCCTAGCGGTGGCGTTGCTACTTATGGCGCTGTGTCTGTCACGCTCGGCATCGACCGCAGACGAGGCGGGTTAAATGATCCAGGGGTGATCTTTGGACGCTGTGGAGCTCGTAGCGCTTCCACGAGGGCCAGACTCACTCAGAGCTCAGATCGCACTGATACAACGCTGACTGTCGATACTGACTTCTCAAGTGAGACCTTCCCCAAGCTCTTTCACATCGGCGCTGAGACTGTGAGAGCGGCGAGCGCTACAAGCACTGTGATCACAGTGGAGAGAGGCGTTGGCAACACTCCGCAGCAGACCCACAGCATAGATCTAGAGGGCTCGCTAGTTCCTGAGGTGACCACAGAGATCACCACCTTTAGAGGTCGTCGCGCTCGACTCTACATGGCTCACCGATACGCCAACGGGAACACATCAGACTATGTTGAGGTGATCAACGGCTTCATAGAGTCAAGCCCAGTGGTTGAGGAGGGTGATGAGATTAGTCTCTCGATTATGCCCCTCACAGCGCTCATTGATACAGACCTGAGCGACAAGGGCATCAATCAGACAGGGCTCCTCCAAAACCATCACTATTATGATGGGGTCAACGGCAGCGTCTTAGAATATGCCTTGGCCATTTGGAGAGACCAAGATTTTAGAGAGATCATCGTCACTCCTGACACCACAGCGGCCATCACCGCTTCAACATTCCAAGTCTCAGTAGAGCGCCGCCGTGGGTTCACTGAGCTCTTTGGCGACTTTGATACAAGCCTACCTCAAGGGCCTGATGGTGATGAGTACGCTAGAGAGCATCCTCGATATCCAAAGCTTAGGCGCAGTCAAGATCCTGTCTTTGAGGAAGATGGCGTATTTCCTAACACCATCACCTACGATGGCTCTATACCTGGCTATGTCATCAACGCAGATGGCGCGCTGACCAATGCGCTCGACGCTGCAGAGATCACAGCGAGTGAGACGCTCAGAGTCAGCCTGCCTCAGACTGAGATCAAGCAACACTCACTAGGATCAGAGGAGGTCAAGAAGTGGCCCGATGTGATCAACGACACATTAGAGAGTGATGGGCCGAGCTCCACGCAGGGCTTAAGCGGTGGCTTCGGTCGATGGCGCTTGAATCATGGCTCAGCGGTGAGAGGTGAGAAGCTCAGCTCATCGGCGTTTCCATGTTATATTTATCTGTGGAATACGCTTGAGATTTGGAACCGTCTAAGGCGTGACTTTCCCAACGTGCGAGCGCCGCTATGCTGGAAAGCCTCAGGGACCTCTGGCCCACTAGATTCACTATCTCGCCTCAGCTACCCCCTAGATCTAGGCTATGAGGGTGATCAATATGCTGAGCGCTTCGACGTTGACACCCCTCAACAGTTTAGAAGTCTGATCATATCTGAGTCTGAGAGAACAGGTGTTCTAAAGATTCGTCAGATGCCGACTGCTTATTATCAGCATTATGAGTCAGCGATTCTCGTTGAGGGCTCTCTAGGGCTTCCGACTTCAGCGACAGCTGGTGAGTTTTACTTCATCACTGTGCAGCATTATGACCGCAACCTAGAAGACATCAGACGCCAAGTCTTCAAGGTGACTCATGAGACTGTGGCCACATTTGGCGGCTCTAACGTCGGTTATCTGATCCACATAGCAGACTCTAACAACTTCAACTCAAATAGCTCATTTGGTGACTACCCAGACCAAGAGCGCACCCTAATATTTAGAGGAGGTCAGTTAGAGTCTGAGCGTCCTGGCACTGTGCTCCTGAAGCTCTTAGAGAGCGGTGGCGGTGATGAGGTCAATGGTGATTATGATGTGCTGAGCCTCGGCTTGAATATATCGAGCGATGACATTGATGAGGCTAGTTTCCTGGAGCTCGACGCCACAGCCACACTCTCTCTCACCTCGTCCTATGCTGGCGATGGGATGAACCTTAGAGACACCATCGATTCAATGCTGAGAATGATGGGGGCTGTGCTCGTTATGAAGCGTGACGCCTCAACAGGTCGATCAAGGATCAGCTTGGTGGCCTTGGGTAATGAGCGGCCTGATGCTGCAGAGGGTACAATCTCGGCGGGTGAGTGGCTCAGTGACCCTCCTCCTCGATGGGGCATCCATGAGGACATCGTTACACAAATACAGTTCTCTTATGACTATGACCCTAGTGAGGGGGCCTATCAGTCTGAGGTCCTCTACAATAACCAAGAGGCAATCAACCGATATGGCGGCGAGCGCTCTAAGATTACTCTCACCCTACCTGGAGTGAGCTCTGATCAGTTTGGTCGTGGAGCTGGTGATGCTTTTGGTTATTTCACGCCGACCGCCTCTAGGATCTTCAACCTACTAGCCAATCCTCTGAGGACGTGGAGCGGCGCAGTGGGCACAGGTCGGAGCGTCTACTTTGATGTAGGCACTTACCTCACCGTTAACTCACCCCACCTCAGAGGCTACTCAGATACCTATGGTGTAACTGATGGTGTGGGGATGATCCGAGCGATACGTCAAGAGCTAATGAGTGAGGGCTGTGATATAGAGCTGATCGTCACAGGCATAAGCCCCGTTAACTGGAATAGCGCGGCGAGGGTGACAGCGATCACTGCGACTACAGCCACAGTCGCGACCGATGACTTTAGCGGCTCAGACGTGGATGATGTGGCATTCTTTAAAGCGGGTGATGTGGTCGATTATCTCCCTAAGGGCAACCATGATGGAGCCATCACAGGTCTAGAGATCGACAGCATCTCAGGCAATGTCATCACGTTCACAGCGGCTCATGGTATCGCCTCACTCAACGGCACACTAGAGCCGACCACATACGCCAACGCGACCGCAACTCATAGAAGTGATGCGTATTTAGCCAACACTTCTGATATTATAAACACAACAGTAGACGCGCAGGAGTACAGCTGATGCCTACTAAAGCAGACCTTGAAGCCACCATCTCAGAGCTTGAGCACGACGTAAGGCGGCTCTCTCGTTCACTTGGTCAGGCGAAGCTTGATCTTCAGGAGCTCCCTGAGCGCCTCGTGAACTACCCTCGACCTCAGCGCAGTGAACAGAGCTCAGTTGCTATCGACCGCGCTCTGGCAGAGTGGTCCTCGACCATTGAGGACCCAGACCAACGGATCAATACATACATCCGCAGCATGGAGGGCATCGGCTGGACGTGGGAGAAAGAGTACGTCAAGAATGGTCAGTTCGCTTGGTGTGGCGCTTTCGCGGCGTTCTGCTATCGGGCTGTCAAGTTCAAGACTCGTCAAAAGATCTTCCCTTCATGCTATCGCCTCTATTCTAACTGGTCACAGACCTCACGAAAGATCGAGCCACGTGACATGCTCCCTGGTGACATCGTGGTCGTGTACTCCTCAGCGCGCGCTACATGGGGTGATCACATCACGCTCTGCCGAGTGGCCCCCATTGATGGTCGTTTCGAGACGCTCGAGGGCAACGCCCACGGGACGCTAGGTGATGGCTCTCATGGTGAGGGCGTTATCGCTCGCGAGCGTAGCCTTGATGAGGTCGCCTTCGTTTACCGTCTACTCGCTGAGGACTTCGATGAGTGATAAGCAGACTGTGACCGAGCGGGCAGGAGGGCGAAAGGCTACAGCGTTCTATGCGACTCTAGCCTCATGCCTACTTCTAGCGCTCCTCGATAAAGCTCACACTGAGGTCTTAGGCCTCATCGATACCTTGTTCCTTGTCTACGCAGGAGCCAACGTGTTTTCAAAGCGCGCAGGAGCTCCGCAGGGAAAAGAGCAAGCGGCTGTAGCACAGCCTCAACCAATCCCCCCAACAACCCCCCAACCTGAGACTACACTGGAGAAGCCATGAGACTCGGAGTTCAATATCCTATCCACGCTGGTGGATACCTCGCCACCTACAACGCCTCAGCGGTCAACGATACAGACTGGCACACCCTCGCCTCTGAGGACTTTTATGACACTCGGACAGGCACACAGCTCTCAAGCGGGTTGAAGTTCGCTTATGTTCAGTTCGTCAGCGGATCAACCGACACGGTAAGCTATGGTAAGTTGCGCGCTCGTGTCGCGGCGGGTGATGGCGTCGCTAACACTGATGGTGTCATTCCTGTGCTCGGTTCATTTGATGTCGATGTGCAAGCGCTCGTGAGCGGTAACTCAGTGACCTCAGTGGCATATAAGAAGGCTGCAGGCTCTGACACGTTTATCGTTTATGCTGGCTTCAATGCCACAACCAACGCTTAAAGGGGCGATCCATGAGTATTAACGCTAAACCATGGGAGGGCGCAGGGGGCGCGGCTACAGTCCCAGACGCGAGCGAGACGACCAAGGGCAAGATCAGGATCGCGACGAGCGCAGAGGCCACGACTGGCACTGATGATCTCACAGCGATGACCCCCCTGACCGTCAAAGAGCGGATCGACGCGGCGCTCGTCGGTGGAGTCGAGTATAAAGGCTCATACACTGGTCAGAGCCTAGTCACTGCTCAAAAGGGTGACATGTATATCTCTAGCGGGAATCAGACGCTAGGTGGCATCTCGCTCACTAATGGTGATCACATCATCTTTAATCAGAATGCTTCTGATCCTGTCACTGGCTCGATGTTCGATAAGATCGACAACACCGATCAAGTCACGAGCGTTAATGGTCAAACTGGCCCTGTATCGCTCGGTATCGGTGATCTCAATAACGTCACCATCTCAGGGGGTGGCGCTGATGGTGACTTCGTTCGCTATGACTCAGGTGACAGCCGTTGGGAGAATGTCACAGCCGCGAGCATTAACTTAAGCTCATTTAATAATGATCTGAGCGCTGATGACTTCGCGGCAGACCACACAGCGTCTAACTACACACCGAGCAACGCCAACATCGATGGCCATTTAAGTGGCATTGATTCAGCGCTCGCCTCTGCTGGTGGTAATCAGATCACTGATGTTTCAAGTCAGACGGGCTCATCATTTACAGCAACCTCAAACAAGATCTATGTGGTGGGGTATACGACAGGGACACAAACAATCACCTTCCCAGATGCCTCAACATCTACAGATGGTGACCTGATCGGCCTAACCTCCACAGGTACAGTCGATTATAGCCTCGATCTCGTGAGCAGTGATGGCTCAACTAATGACCTCCTAAACATGAGCAATCAGACCAAGGGCGGGACTAATGGAGCTCTCTCCATCAGTGTAAAGCAAGAGCTCATCCTCTTTGGCTGTGATGGTACTAGGTGGCGTCAACTAAGTCGCGAGCTCGCTGACGTAGCGAAGACAGGCGCTTACTCTGATCTAAGCGGAACGCCAACGCTTGCGACAGTGGCCACTACAGGCGCTTACTCTGACTTGACTGGCGAGCCCACAGCGCTCAGCGATCTCACTAATGATCTGAGCGCTGATGACTTCGCGGCAGACCACACAGCGTCTAACTACACACCGAGCAACGCCAACATCGATGGCCACCTGAGCGGCATTGATTCAGCGCTCGCCTCTGCTGGTGGGCTCTCTGCTGTTGTAGATGACACCACCCCCCAGCTCGGCGGGGATCTTGACCCTAACGGGTTCGGGATCGATGGTAATCTCGTGCCATCGACCGCCAACAACAGAAGCTTAGGATCAGCCACCGCTGAGTGGTCTGATCTATATATTGGTGATCAAGGTAAGATCTACTTCGGCAATGATCAAGACGTTGAGCTCATCCATGATCCAGATGATGGCCTAGTCTTAGATCTTGGCGTAGCTGAGGGTAGCAACGATCCACAGTTTGAGCTACGGAGTCAGAACAGCGGCACGATTGGACCGCGCTTAAAGTTTAATCAGGAGAGTACGAGCCCTGCAACGAATGACAGAATCGGCGTCGTGTCTTTCACAGGTAAAGACTCAGGGGGGACAGAGCAGGAATACAGCAAAATCCAAGGGATGATCACGGATACAACAGCAGGCGCAGAGGTCGGGCGCGTGTCGATCCTCGCAGCTCCGGGCAGCGCGAATACTCGCGGGCTCCATGTAGAGGGCGTCTCAGGTCAGGCGGCCTACACCAAGGTGAACATCGATCACGATGGTGGCAACTATGGCCTTCATCTCAACAACAGCCTTGTGACGACGACAGCGGCAGAGCTTAACCTCTTAGATGGTGGCTCGACGGTCGGCAGCTCCATCACGATCACTGACACGGACGGCTTTATCATCAATGATGGTGGTGTGTCTAAGCTGATCCCTGCATCAGATCTAAAGACGTATGCTGCATCAGGCGCTAGTGGTATCTCTGCTGTTGTAGACGACACCACACCCCAGCTCGGCGGCGCGCTCGACGTGAACGGTAACGCCATCACCTCAGCCTCCAATGGCAATGTCACGATCAATCCTGATGGTACAGGTGACATCAGCGTAGGCGCTGACATCATCCCAGATGCAGACGCGACTCATACGCTCGGCTCTGAAAATAACCGCTTTATCACGCTTCACTCAGAGCTTAATGGTGCTGTGCAGTTCAAGGCACGCAACGAGACAGGCGGCGCGCTCACCAAGGGTCAAGCGGTCTACATCTCAGGCGTAAGTGGTGATGTTCCTCTTGTGAGTCTCGCTCGAGCTAACAGCGCTTCAACGATGCCAGCTCATGGCCTCCTGGCAGCTGATGTGTCGAATAACGCAGATGTGCAGGTGATCAGCTTCGGTAACCTCACCGAGTACAATACGACGACTCACAGCTTATCGCTCGGTGATACTGTCTATGTGTCAGCCGCCACAGCGGGGGCTTTGACGAGTTCAGCGCCAGCCGGTGAGACTAACCTGATTCAGAACATCGGTAAGGTCGTGAGAGCTTCTGCTACAGAGGGCATTATCAAGGTCGGCGGGGCTGGTCGAAGCGCTGCGACCCCTAACCTCAATGATGGAAAGATCTTCCTCGGCAACGCATCTAACCAAGCGGTGAGCACTGCGCTGAGCTCGATCAACCTCACCTCATTCAATGATGATCTCGGCTCAACGTATCAGCCTCTTGATACAGGTCTAACGTCTATCGCAGGTCTCACGACCAGCGCTAATCAGATGCTCTACACGACGGGCTCAGATGCCTATGACGTGACGAGCATCACCGCAGCAGGTCGAGCGATCCTCGATGATGCAGACGCAGCTGCTCAACGCACTACACTTGGTCTCGTAATCGGGACTGATGTCTTGGCTAATGTGGTCGAGGACACCACGCCACAGCTCGGTGGCAACCTTGACACCAACGGCCAAGACATCATCACCACGAGCAACGCTGATCTTGATCTTGCTCCTGATGGCACTGGCGCAGTCGTACTGAAAGGCAACACGACAGGCGGCAACAACCAAGGCAAGATCAAGTTTAACTGTGAGAACAACAGTCACGCAGTCACCATCCAAGGGCCAGCGCATTCAGCGGCGGCGACATACACCCTGACTCTACCAACCTCGGATGGCTCTCCAAATCAAGTTCTTGAGACTGATGGGTCTGGTGTCCTCTCTTGGGTCGATCAGTCGGGGGGTGGTGGAGCCACTGGCTGGACTTACTCAGCAATCACTGCTGACCCTGCCAACGCTCAGGCCGGTTATCATTACAGTTGCACAGGTACATTTACGATCACGCTACCTACATCAGGCGTGAGCGCGGGTGAAGAGATCCGAGTTAAGAATATGGGTACAGGTACGATCACTCTTGACCCCCAGACCTCTAATATCGACGGGTCAACCACTGATTATGTGATGGACATCCAGTATGGTGCTATCACGCTCGTGAGTACAGGCACACACTGGGAGATCATCTAATGAGTCATAATGCTAACAAGGTGAACTCCCAGGAGCCAAACCGAGCAGGCGCGATCAGTGAAGCGCTCGGCGATCTATCAGACGTGACCATCACCTCGATAGCCGCTAATCAGGCGCTAGTCTATGATGGGAGTGGATGGGAAAATAACACTAATCCTAATACGCTCGGATCTGTCTTCATCGGTGAGGGTGCTAGTCAAGCCTATAGCGGCTCAAGCGCTAGTGGTGTGGCTTCAGGTGATGTGGTCGAGTTCTACGCTAGCTCACCTCACAACGGGCTAGGCGCAACCATCACGAGCGCTTCAAACTGGGTGAGCGCTGTGGAGCTCGGTGTCGGTACATACAAGATCACCGCCAATCTCGCTCTCTCGTTTAGCGCTGCAGGTTCGGTGAAATACCAGATTCATCAAGCCACAAGCGCTGTCGGCGGCGAGGGCTTCTGCGCTCAGGATGATGTTGACTGCCATAACCCAGCGGTCGCTTATGTGACCGTAGGGTCTGGGACGAGCTCCTTTGATGTGCGCTTGACCTCGACAGGAACCAATATTAACACAGTAGCCAACCAAGGGAACCGTCAAGCCGAGCTCGGCTACATGCTGATTGAGAGAGTCCGATGAGTCATAACGTCAACAAGGTCAACTCTCAGGAGCCAAACCGAGCAGGCGCGATCACTCAGAGCTTCAGCAATCTCTCTGACGTATCCCCTAGCAGCCCATCCACTGGCCAGGGGGTCGCTTGGAGTGGCAGCGCTTGGGCTGAGTATGACGCGCAACCAAACACGGTGGCCTCTGCGTATGGGATCGATACCGCCACAGGTGCCTATACGGCCTTCTACTACGATCGAATATATGAGGACGCTGATGGGTTCTATATCAATATGCGCTGGCAGTTCGGTAGTCCGCAGTACCTTATGACGCTCTATAATAACGCCACATATGCATCCAATCTAGTCAAAGTCTTCGCCGTCAATAGCCAGTACTGGAAAGGTTTTGGGCTACAGGCTGGCTATAAATATCAGCTACAGGCTGATGTCTGCATCCCATCGAACAGCAGCGTAGGGGCTTATGTAAAGCTTCAATGGCGCACAGATACAGGAACATCTCTTGGCCCGATCGGTTTTGCTCGTAGACCTAGCGAGAACCGCGCTAGGTTTAATGGGTTTATTGATCTGACATCAGCAAGTGGAACTACTAATGTAGGCCTCTATAATCATGGTGTGAGCGGTAATGTCGCTTGGATTCAGGCGGGTGACGATAACCGTCAAACAGTTTTAACAGCGAGGATCATTGAATGAAGATTACACAGAAGAGATCATCAAGCGTCGTCGAGGGAATGCTTGTTAAGTTCGGCACGTCTAATATCGTCGAGCCATATGACGGCACAGGTGAGCCCGCAGGGATCGCTCAAAACTGCCGCGTCGTGCAAATTCAGAACGATCCTGATCAACCAGCAGAGAGCGTCGATGTGTGCGAGCTCGTCATTGAGGGCTTCTGTAATGTCCTGATTGACTCCGCAGCATCTAGTCAGGGAGCCGACTTTGGCGCGTCCACGACAGCTGGAAGCTTAACCGTGGGCTCTACGCCTGTGCTCGGCCACGTCTTGCCACAGCCGTGGAGCGACACCACAGACCGAATCGCGGGGCTTATGCCTGCTCTGATCCATATGGTGGGCTGAGATGATTAATGTAAACCTGCCAGAGATACCCAAAGAGGCGGCGGTGTACATCGTGGCCGCTGTAGTTGGCGCTGTGCTGATCTTCGGTGTGTGGTCGGTCGGTGTCGCTTCAGGAGCTCGGGCAGCTCGTGAAGAGATGCAGGTCGAGATCGACAAGAAGTCAACGCGGATCCTTGAGCTAGAGGGCAAGGTCACCAAGACCGAAGCGGAGCTCATCGCGTGCCGAGCATTGAAAGAGGGTGAGTGCATCCTCAAGTGTGAGCCTATATGTAGAGAGCGAGTTCAACGTGCGCTAGATGTCAGGGGGGCTCTATGCTCGCCATCACACTGACCCTAGCTCTGCTACAGCCACTGCCAGCGGTGACCGTCGGCGCTGACACTGACCTCGAGCTTGATGACGCGCTGACAATCCCAATGGGTGAGTATCTGCCAGCCATTAAGGGTGAGCGCTTAATCATTGATCATGAGGTGCTTGTGACTCTTGATGTCAACTCATGGCTACGCCTCAAGGACGTTGTGCTTGGTCAGGGTGATATCTGCCAAGCGGCTGTCACCGCGACCGCTGTTACCTGCCAGGAGCAGAGCGAGAAGATGCTGACCAAGGCCAAGGCTGAAGCATCCAAGCGGAAGGCCGAAGACGCTAAGCTCATCGGCGCTCTGAAGAGACAGCTCTCAGCGTCCGAGCTTCTAGCATCGACCAACGCTAAGAGCAGAGATCACTACAAATGGGCTCTTGCTTCAGTTAGCGCTGTTACTGTAGTTGTCACATCGATTATGATAGTGAGCATGTATGACTGACCTCATCACGATATGGAGACAGCTATGGATATGACCGCCATCGACATAGGCACGCTAATCGCCTTGGGGGGTATGCTGTGGAAAATGACCCAAGACAAAGCCGCTCAGGCTGAGGAGATGGGGCGCTTGAAACAGCAGGTCAGGTCACTTGAAACTAGAGCCTCTCAGGTTGATGTTAAGTTTGAGTCAGTGGATCGCAAACTTCAGCAGCTTATCGAGGCTGTGGCTAGGATCGAGGCCACCCTCGATGCTCAACGTGATTTTGCTCCTCGAGCGCCGGCGATCTACAGGCGCGACAGTTGAGCCAAGAGGCGATCTGATCCACCATCAGCGATTACCTCACTCATCAGCTGTCGGGCTCGGTCGAGCGCATCACCATCATAATGAGCTGAGATGCTGAGCGACTCCCAGAAGTAAGGGTTGCTGAGGTTCTTACCAACGGCGCGAGAGTCAGCGTCGAGAGGTAGAGCAGGGAACTCATCGCGGATCTTCTTAACGATCGGCTTAGATGTACCCATGTCACGCCACCACTCTGGGTTAAGTCGTGATGAGCGGATAGTAGAGCTGATTAGCCACGAGTAGAAGAAGTCTCGCCTCTGCTCGGCGCTGATCCCCTCTAGATCAACCAAGAGTCGATTAGCTACGTCGATAGCCTCACTCTTAGAGATACCGTGATGGTCGAGCGCTTTGGCTAGATCCTTCATCGAGGTAAAGTCTCTCACCGGCGTTGGTCGCTTAGGCTCATCGCTCGCCGGCTGTGGAGGTGCTGAGGGCTCAGGAGCTGGCTGAGGTTGCACAGGTGCAGAGGGCTGAGGAGGTCGCGAGGGCTGAGGCTGTCGTGATGGCTGAGGAGCTCGCTGAGCTTGTGGCGCTCGTGATGGCTTCTTGATCTCCTCACCGAGAGCCTGAGCGCTGATCTCGGCGCGCTCGTCGTCGCTCATGTTCGTGTTGTCTGCGATCTCATCAGCTGAGTAGATGCCACTCACAGCATCAGGGAAGACAGCGCGAAGACCCATAGTCAGACAGCGAGCGCGAAGCATCTGCATCGGCATCGTCTTCCAGTTGCGGTTATTGGTGAGGCCTTGAGCCTGAGCCATCTGGAAGGTGTAAGTAAAGCTGTGGACCACATCGATGGCCTCATCTCGGCGCGCCATCTCCATCACGCAGTGTTCGTGATCCCACTCCACTGTCCTGATAAATGCCACGAGGCCTGAAGATCGACAGATGCCAGCCATAGCGTCTGCGTTGAGGGTGGGCTTACCTCTGAGCGAGTAGCCTTGAGTCCAGGTGCGTCCGAGATCACCACCGAAGTGATCCCCAAAAGCGGCGAAGACTTGAATCAGGCTGAGGGCGTCGCGCTGATTGCCATTGGTTAAGAGCATAGCCATGTCTTGAAGCTCTTGAATATTGGTTGGTGTAAAGATGCTCATAGTGTATATCCTAAGTATCTGTTTGGTTAAGAGGCAGATGAGACGGTAGGTTTAGTGGGTGGGGTCGAGAGCGGCGTGGTTTCCTCTCTCGGCCCCATTTATTATAGGAAGATGAGAGCGCAGGTAATGACGAGCGCGGTGATGATGAAGAGCTCCTCAGCTGTCATCGGAACCTCCGAGCGACATAGGCTGAGAGCTTGATCACGCCACGAGCAACGCTAAAGCGGTTGATAGGCTCGGCCAAGTTCTCAGCGATGTCAACGCCACGAAGCGCGGCGAGCTCCACGTCTGTGATTGATGGGGCCTGAGGCTCGACGGTGAGCACTACAGGCTTGAGGTCATAGCAGGTAGGTTGTGGGTCTGTGATGGACATGTTAGTTGGTCTCCTGGATTGATAGGGTTGGTAGAGAGGTGATCAGTCGAGATACTCAAGAGGGATTGACCAGGCGAGAGAACCATCCGAGTAATAGAGCGAGCCGTTGAAGATATAGGCATCGAGTTTACCCAGCTGATGAGCCTTGAACTCTGTGATCTCGATCATGCAAGCGCCGCCGTCGTGGCGCCAATGTTGATCAAATGCGATCTCAACAAGATCCATATCAGCGGGCTCAGAGACAGGGTTAGGGATAGTTTGTGAGATGCACATTAGTTGGTCTCCTTGATTCGGATAGTCTTACCATCATAAAGCTCGATGGTCTTGTCGAGGTCTGCGCTGAGATAGAGCTCTCTGAGCTGTTGCTCTACCTCTGGCTCTTTCTCATAGATCTTAAGTAGCTTCTTAGCTGTCGCCTCTGAATCCTGACCCCATAGTGAGTCAGAAACGATGAAGACAGCCGAGCGCGGAAGGTCGTTGTAGTTGTCGGATAGGTCAGGTCTGAAGTCTGTAGCCTCAAAGGGTGCAGGCAGTTCAAGCGCTGCACATAGCTCATTAGCCTTGGAAGCCATGCGACTTGCAAGATCTACAGAAGGTCGGGTGTAGCCACCAACGATCTGACTGAGATAGCTTGGTGTGATGTCGACAGCTGCTGACAGCTCACGACTTTTGATGGCTCTGAGTAGAGCCTCTTTGTGTAGGTTCATGTCTCTCTCACAGAGTCAGGAGTAAAAGATACTTTACATTTGACACACGATTAACTTTATGTCAAGTAGGTTATGTAAACTTTATTTAACTTCACATTAAGGGAGACCAAGACATGAAGCAACACGAGGCGCTAGGCCTAGCTCTGAGATCACCTCTCAAGGCCAATACTAAGCTGGTACTGATCACCATCATCTACAAGCTAGACTTCAGCACATGGGAGCCAAAGCCCATGAGTGTCTCTTATATTAAGAGCGCGCTGAATGACTCTCTCAGCACTGCCACCATCGAGCGTATCTTTGGAGAGCTCCGCAAGCTCAGTCTGATTCAGCGAATCGACACAGGCAGAGCAGACAAGGTGAGATCCATTTACCTAAACCTAAAGGTATTAAGGACTTATGCAGACTCATCCCCTCAGAGTGAGGGAATCCCTCAGCGTGAGGCAATCCCTCAGAGTGAGGGAATCCCTCAAAATGAGGGTGTCAACCTATCCCCTCAGAGTGAGGGAATCCCTCAGAGAGAGGGTCTGAACCCCTCAGAGAGAGGGTCTGAACCCCTCAGCGTGAGGGACAATAACAATCAGCTTAATAATCAGTCTAATAATCTGATTGAAGAGAACAAGAGCTTAAACGGCGCGCGAGAGACTTGGGGCAGTAGAGAGGTAAGAGGAGATAACTCATCATTCTGGGGTACCTCATCAGGTCGAGGGCTCAGACCTGCTACTCAGCCTAGAAGACAGAAGACACATCAAGAGAAGATGCAAGAGGCTCAAGAGCTGATGAAGAGGACTTACGCGAAATGAAGAAACTTGACCTGACACCATTTCTAAACTCAATCCCTCACCTCAAAGAGCAAGCGCGAGCTCGAGCAGCTGCTGAGGGTCGAACCACTCTCTTCTCAGATCATAGCCATCTGAGACCAGACAACCTCGAGGCTCATGACTTCGTTGACCTCGACGCTGGCTATCTTCGCCCTCGGCTCGTTCCTCATTGCGGTGAGTGTCAGGATGGTTGGAACTATCGTTGGCTGCCTAATCGATCAGCGCAAGAAGCGCAGATGTGTCACAAGTGCGAGCGTCCTAGGCGATGGCTTAAGCGACTCGACAAGATGAGGCTACCATCAGACGCCATCAATATGAGCTTCACCACCTACGACGCCGACAGCCAAGACCAGAGGCAACAGATTGATTCTATGCTCACATACCTCAGGAGCGGTTTAGAGGGTCAGCCTCAGGGCCAATACTTCTACGGTCCTCCTGGCAATGGTAAGACCTCACTGCTCTACTGCTATGCTCGTGAGGCGGCCTTCCTCGGTGTGAAGGTTCGGTACATCTCTCACATCGGGATTATGAACAAGATCAAGGCGAGCTGGAAAAGCAAAGATGCTCAGGACCCTCTCAAGGACTGGCTGGCAGGCATCGACCTGCTCTTGATCGATGAGTTCGCTGGTGTTGGTGGGAGCGCCAATAAGTCTCCGTGGTGGCTGAGTCAGACTGTGGAGTTGATTCAAGAGATCTACCAACAGTGGAGCGCCGGTGAGCTCGCTGTGGTCATGACCTCTAACGTCTATCCTCAGCAGCTCCTCAACATCTTCTCGAGCAATCCAGCAGTCAAGAGCAGACTCGGCGCGATGTTCCGTAGACCTTGTGAGATGATCGGTCGTGATCGGCGCTTAGATCAGGTCGATATGAGCGCATGGGGCGTGAGATAGACCTCACTCATTCTCAGGGTGATATGGGAGGCCCCTGAGAACAAGCGAGGAGAAGCGATAAGAGCCTATCAAAAGAAAGACCCCACCTCAACAGCTGAGGCAGGGTCTAGGCTCGGTGTTCGCTACGGTGCTCAGGATGAGCTTGAGCCTGTATACAATGTATACATAAAGTTCTTGACGAGGCAAGCAGTAAGCTATTAATCTACTCATCCCCTTACCTGCACACATTAGACGTGAGTTAATGTGCTCTTTGATTTTACCTTGTATCCGATTTCACAGATCGCAGGTAGGGCCTACTATCTTCAGGAGAGAGATGAGCGAAGAGAACAAAGAGGTAGTCATCACCATTAGGCTCACTCTGAGAGAGGCGGGTAAGCTCGACTCATCAGCGCGGCGTCTAGGTTGGTCTCGATCTCAGTTGCTCAGAGAGCTTTTCAATCGCTTCTATGATGCGCACCGAGACCCGGTGAAGGAGTTACAAAACAGATGATCAACAGGATTACACTCTGCGGCAACGTCGGCCAAGACGCCGAGCTCAGGCAAACCCAATCGGGTCAGCCTTATTGTTATTTCAGGCTGGCTACACATGAGAGCTATAAGGACTCGACAGGCATGTGGCAGAAGTCGACCGAGTGGCATAGCTGTAAGGTCTGGGGACACAGCGCCAACCGCGCAGCTGCTCAGCTCACTAAAGGGGTTAAAGTCCACGTCGAGGGACAACTCAAGAGCTACCAAGACAGCCAACAGCGCCGACAATGGGAGGTGAGGGTCATCAAGTGGTGGGACTTGTCAGCTAAAGAGCCTGATCAGTTCCTGCCTCCTGAGCCTCAGATCAGACCTGAGACGCCATTTAGTCAGCCTCAGGACGCTCCTTATGGGGATGGGTTCACACGACGTTAAAACTTAATGCGCCCCGATGGGGAAAGAGAGAGGTATATGTCTATAAAAATGGAACCAACGGAACCAACAACGCGCGCGCGCGATGAAGATGACCCAACGCTCGCCGAGCTCGAGCGGCTCCTAGTGATCCAGCTCGAGCAAGACCTCGACCTTGATGACCCTCAAGATTATGATCTGTATAGTCAAAGTAGAGACCTATTAGAGCATATAAGGGAGACGTTAGAGAATGTCAGACTCATCCACGAACGAGAAACGCAAGGCTAAACGCCGACAGCGCCGAGAGGCCTTGTTAGACAACATCAGAACAGGCATGAGCATCGAGGCCGCTTGCTCTGTCAGCGGTATCGGTAAGACTACTTATTATCGCTGGCTTGAAAAGTCAGGGCCTGATGGTGAGTGGACTGAAGAGGTTGAGGCCGCTAAAGACTTTGCTGAGGCGGTTCAACTGCAGAGACTCAAAGAGAACGCAGAAGCCAAGCAGGACTGGCGGGGCAATGCTTGGATCCTAGAGCGCCGTTATCCTGATCGATGGGGCGCTAAGCGAGAGGTTGAGGTCAACGTCAACGACTCCAGCAAGGCGGCTGATGACATCGTGATCTCTATGCTCGAGCAGATATCAAAACCATATGAAGAGGCTTCAAATGACACAGAAGAGAATGATGACTAGATGTCTCCTGACTCGCTCATGGACTAGGACGCCGAGCAAGAAGAAGTCGAGCTATCGAATCGAGGGCGGTGACCACATCGTCTTGGCCTCTGATGAGAAAGGTGATGAGACCAACGTCGTCCACATGGATCATGTTGATGTGGAGGTTGGCGCTGATGTGATCACCACAGACGTGAGCGCTCATGGTTGGACGACCTCGGTGAGGTGGCGCGTGACTCTATGGGGTATGGAGCCAATAGGGTGACGATCAACCTCAACGAGCTGCAGCATGGGATCATCTCACGCATAGCGCAGAATGAGCGGATCATCGCGGCTCGTTGTGGGTGGGGTAGTGGTAAGACCTCGGCGCTTGTCTTCGCTCTCCTCTTCGTGTCGAGGGTGAGGCCTAACACGTCATCATTGCTCGTCACTGACACTAACCCACGTTATAACTCTGTGCTTATGCCTGAGATGGAGAAGTGGCTCTCACCTTTGGGCTGGACGTATAACCATACTCTTAGGCAGTGGAGCGCGCCGAATGGCTCGACTGTTTGGTGTCGCTCGTATTATCGACCAGGGACGCGAGACGCGACCCATAACCCTCTTGAGGGTCTCAATATCACCTCTGGCGTCTGTCTTATCGATGAGTGTCAGACGTTGAGCGCCGAGGTAGCTCATAAAGCTATGGGTCGTCTTCGAGCAGGACCGAGCCCGATAATGATCCTTGTGGGCCTGCCAGTGAGCGGCGCTTGGTGGTGCCATCTCGCTGAGGAGGCAGAGTGTCAGCCTCTCCTCTTCACTAGCTATGTAAACAGCGCCAACCTCAGCGCCGAGTGGTTTGAGGCCACTAAGCTCTTGCCTGAGGCCGAGCGAGAGGCCATGGTGATGAACAGGCCTCGACCACCATCAGGGCTCATCTACTCTGAGTTCGACGAGTCGCGCCACGTCATCAGCGGCTGGGAGTACAAGCCGACCATGAGCGGTCGAATCGCCATAGACTGGGGATTCAGAAAGCCGAGTGTGTTGATTATCGTTCATGACGAGGAGCTCGGCGCTGATGTCATCTGTCACGAGATCAACCCCCAAGAGGTCACCACCTCTCAGCTCGCCACACTCATCCTCGCCATAGCTTGGCCGCGCTCGTTGAGGAGCTCCGCACCAAGTGATCGCATATGGCTTGATAATGGAGTAGCCGATAAAGCAGGCCGAGCAAGGAACGACCAGACAGGGCGCTCAGCATTCCGAGCGATGCGCGCCGCGCCTCCTGATGGGCTCGGTATGCCTCTCAGGTCTAACACTGACCCGATCAGGACCGACATCCTCAACGGGGTGCAGCGCCTTAAGCGTGCTTTTGCTCGTGGTCAATACCTCATCACTAAAGAGGTATGGGATGGCGGCGAGCGAGCTATGGGTAACAGCATCAGGAAAGCTCTGATGAGCTACGGCTGGGACAACAAAGAGCAACCTAAGAAGGACGGGCGTGAGGATCCGCTTGACGCTCTCCGCTATGACTGCATCACTTGGAGGTGGGCTGACTCCATAGTTGATCAACGCCAATATCAGCCGCGCTCATCTGCCTCTCAGAGTCGTCGTGTGAAGGTGGGTGGAGCAAAGAGGAGAAGTTTCTGATGGCATTAAGCGAAGCACAAAAGAGACGGAAGAGAGAGTATCGAGCTCGTCCAGAGGTCAAGGCCAAGCGAGCAGCATATATGAGAGCATATCGCGCTAGACCACATGTGAAAGAGAAGGCGAGACAGCAGAGAAAAGAGTATATGCTTAACGAGACACCAGAGCAGAGGGCTGAGCGTCTGCTCTACGCCAAAGTCTTAAGAGAGCTGAGAAGGTCTAATGAGAATCTACAATGATGACGTGGGTGAAGTGCGCTACATCGCCTCTATGGGGTATGACTCGACGCCAGCTAGATCAGCGCGGGTGAGCTACTTTGATCAGTCTACCTCCTCTCCGCTGCAGATTACTGATCGAGATGTTAAGCTCATCGAGTATCTAGTGAGGCAGGGGGAGACCGCACCGTTTAGTCACTGCGCCGCTACTCTTAAGATGAGTGTTCCTCTATTTGTACGGTCTCAGATTATGGAGTCTGATGACTTCACATATACAGAGGAGGATCAAAGCATAGCACCCAACATCAGCCTGTGGACACCTGAGGAGCTCCGTGGCTGTGACGATGATGAGACCGTTGAGGAGTCCGATCACTGGCTTGAGTGCTGGGATCAGCATCACACAAACTGCGCCGCGTTCTACGAGTTAATGTTAGCCTCAGGGGTGACCAAAAGTCAGGCGCGTGCTGTGCTACCTCAGAGCCTCTATTCTCACTTTTGGATGAGTGGCAATCTCATCCACTGGGTTGAGTTCCTCAGGCTCAGGCTAACACCTTACACTCAGCCTGAGACTTTGGCTGTTGCTAAAGCGGCGCGCTGTATCTTAATGAAGCATTTCCCCATCAGCCTCGGCGCGCTCCTCGGTGATCTAGCCTACGAAGAGTCTCACTGATGTGTGAGGACCTCGACGAGACCCTATGCGCTCAGTGTGGCCGAGTAGACTGTATATGTGAGGATGAAGATGAGCATAGCGACCCTGATAGTGATCTCAATAATCATGGTGAATGTGGTAGCGTCGGTGTGGATATTGATGTCGATCAGGAGTGAATCATGGAGATCAAAGAGAGACGATTAGCCATAGTCCTCCTCGATCTCATCGGCTCAACTGCGTTCGTTTCCAGAGTCGGCCCCATGAAGGCGGCGCGATGGCTGCAGTATCACGACAGGCTCACCCGCTCTCTCATGCATCGTTTCAGTGGTCGAGAGATAGACAGGTCTGATGGCTTCCTGCTCTCGTTTGAATCCCCCATTAACGCGGTAAACTTCTGCCTGATCTATCAGCGTGACATACCGCCTAAGATCAAGATTAATACGAGGATAGGTCTACATGTCGGCATCGTCGCAGAGGTGACACAGGATGAGCTTGACGTGATGGTCGGCGCTAAGCCGGTCGAGTTGGAGGGCGTGGCTAAGAATATAGCGGCGCGAACCATGAGCTTATGTCAGGCTGGTCAGGTCCTGCTCACTGAGGAGGCCTTCAAGCATATCAAAGGTCGAGTCAATGGCTACACACCGAAAGGAACGCGCTATGTCTGCGTTGGTCTTTACCGATTCAAGGGTGTCCGAGAACCTCAGACGATCTATGCTGTGGGGGTCAGGATTGAATCTCTGCAGCCACCACCAGGCAGTGAGAAGGTCAAGCGGCTCGGCGGTCCTAAGAAGGTCAAGAGCCGAGCGCGCGACCGACGTATTAAAGAGTGGGTCTGGTGGGTGCTCGTGAGATGGGCGCTGATCAACCTCATCTATATTATCTCGATCATGTGGCCGTGGCTCATGTATCATTTGCCACTCTTAAACCGTTTACTAGATTGGATGCTGCATGGAGA